GACGGCGTTGGGGTCAATCCCTTCCTACGCCTACGAATTTCAATCCCCGCCTTCCGTGAGGAAGGCGACTTCTGCCCGTCTCAGTCAGGGAGTATTGGATTTATTTCAATCCCCGCCTTCCGTGAGGAAGGCGACATGTCGGTGTACGTCTCAGAGGTCGTCCCGTCCGAAATTTCCACCGTAGCCAAACCTCCGTCGAAGATACTGTCTTCGAGAACGGTTGCCGAGATGAAGTTGTTCCCGTTCAGTTCGAGGTTGCTCAGGGTGTTGCCGTTTGCCAGTTTGATCGAGTACATTGCTGCGTTCCTCCTTCAATGTCTTATAAAGTGCGTCCATGTTCTCACGCTGTTGGTCGCTCATGAGCTGGTAGTGATTCTTGAACCAAGCGTGATACCATTTGTCGAACTCCTGCGGCGGCATAATGCTGACCAGCTTCTTCATTTTCCTCCGCATATCTGTCAGCCGCTTCGGATTGATCTTCTGGACGATTCTGCCCGTCTCAGTCAGGGAGTATTGGATTTGAAGAAACCGCCAGAAGTCGGAGAGCTTACAAATTCTCGTCTTATGCGGGTTTACGGTGATACCGATTGACGCCGCAACTGAGATCACTTCCTCTTTCAGCTCTTCCAAGAACTCCATGCTCTCGTTGATTACATAGCTGTCGTCCGTGTACCGGGCATAATACTTTTGCCCCTTGACGATTTTGATATAGTTGTCCACCAAAATCGGGTAGGCGATACCGGCGATCTGAGCAACCTGATCTCCGATATTCAGGTGCTTGTCCATAAACTTTTCGCCAGTCAGCAACCGCCTGTCGATCTGGTCATGCTCCAAGGAATTGAAAACCCCGTTCATGCAGATACGGTATTCTTCATCGGTCATGTAGGACACATCGACCTTTGCCCTCTGTAGAATTTCTCTCAGCAGCCACAACGCCGTATTGTCGTGAACGTATTTGCGCAAGAGGTCGTACAGTTCGTCATGACGAATATTGTCGTAGTATTTTGAGTAATCCATCAGGAGGATATATCCCTCGTTGCTCCCGTGTTCCCTGTAATACTGTCTCAGGTGAACCAAGAGCCGTCTTCTTGTGAAATCTATCCCTTTGTTCTTCTGACTTGCGCCATTGTCGTAAATCAGATACTTTTGAACTGAGGGTGTCAGCACTTCGTCACATAGACTGTGCTTCACAATTCGGTCGGGGAATTGTTCGCCGCTTATAAATCTCGTCTTGCCCCGCTCTTTCAGAATGAAGCTGTTGGACGGAAGAAATTTGTAAGTGTGCGACTGTAACTCTGCTTGCATTTTGGACAGGCCCAAGAGATAGGTCATACCAAAATGCTGAACTTGGGGCTTCCAATCCGAACCCTGTTCGGCTTTCCTCATGGCGTCGTACAGGGAATTTCCATCGTGTATCTCACGCAGATAGCTACATCTCTCGTAAGAGGTAGCGTCGTGTTTGGCATTTACCATAGAGGACGGACAATCTCTCCTTTCCCTGTCCGCAGAACGCTCAAATGGCTTTACTCTGCGGAAGTGAAATCGGGGCGAACGCCATTAGCGTTACTGGCGTTGTTGTAGTTCGCATTGCCGTTGTTGTTGACATTAGCGAAATTGGCAGCGGTGTTCAGAGATTGCCCGGTGTATCTTCCGAGGAATTATCCTCCGATGAAAAACCTTTGCGGAACTTGTTGTCAGATTTTCTCCAACCTTTGATAAGGTTGATCTCTGCCTGTATCATCTCGCCGAAGCGAAGGTAGGTGTTCACATCGACCGGCAGCGTCTCAATGGCGTACTGCAATTCCTGAGTCAGATCGTAGCAATGGCCTATCGCTTCGTCTTGGTGAATACGCCGCTCGATCAACTCTTCCTCACAGGTCGGGTAGGTGCTGTTGGCGATATAGACCTCTCTGGTGATAGAGCGGAGTGCGTCAACAACCGCCTTGCGCTCGTCTTCAATGAACCACTCGTCGAACGCTTCCCACCGAGCTTTCAGCCGGTCGTAGATTTTCTTGTCCGCTTCGTTCAGCTCTTCATAGGTTTTGCCGCCGAACCGCTTGACAAGGCGGCTCTCCGCTTTCTCGAAGCTGTACCCGAAGTCACGCAGCAGAAGGTCGGTGATCTCTTTCCGCATTTTCGTCAGGTGGTGAAAGACCTCGAACTGCGAAGCCTTGCGCTTGCTTTTCAATACAGACATTTTCAAAATCCTCCAAGCCGTCGTTCCTGCGGCCCACGAGGGGCCGCAGATTTAAGATACAGGGATAGCGGGGCGAACGCCAAAAGCGTAACTGGCGTCGTTGCAGTCCGCAAAGCCGCTGCTGTTGACAAAAGCGAAATAGGCAACGGTGATTACATCTCTCAGCCACCAGTTCTCACGGTTGCCGATCAGGTCATGTCGGTACAGGAACAGCGGGAGCTGGCCTTTGCTGACGGTGTAGTTACTGGGAACATTCGTGCCGTCGCTAACCGGCATAAAGATACCGTTTCCGTACACCATACGTTCGCTCATAAGCTCCACGGTGCAGTCATACCAAGAGCCGCCAGAGGGCCGACCGTTGCTGACAGCGTTGGTCAGGTATTCACGGTGGCTGAGAATATGACTTGCGCCAAACGCCGACTCAGCCGTGGTCTTTGCCTGATTCAGCCCGGAGGTACGCATTTTCGAGCCGTAATAGCCACCTTCGGTAACGTTGGTGTCATTCATTACATGGGTATAAAGCTGCGTGTCCGGGACAACAATCATGTGATGAGTGGCACAGGCGGTGTCGCCGTTGTTCAGGTAGTAGTCAAACCCAGCAATGCGGTAGTTGACGCCGCCGATAGTCCAGTAGTCGCCAATGAACAGGTCGTCGAACGTCCCTGCGGCGACCGCCGCCTGTTGCGCCGCCGTGTAGGTATTACCGAGATACTTGCCCCGGTAAATGGCGTTGTGCGCCCCGGCGTTGTTCTCCACGGACAGACCGCCGCCCCCGCCGATCACTTTCAGAGTGCCGTCGCTTTCCACGGAAAGGGTAGCGCCATCAGGCTTGACCAGACCAGCCGCCGCAGCCGTCGCAATGCTGGGCTGTTTCGCCACGATCTTCCCGGAAGCGTCCACCGTGATCGTAGTCCCATCGGGCATGACCAGTCCCGCTTTTGCGGTGGTGGCAATCCCGGCCTGTTTTGCGGAGATCGTGCCGTCCTCGTCAACGGTCACGGTAGTCCCATCCGGTTTGACGATACCGGGGGTAGTGTCCGTAGCGATAGTGGCGTCCTTCTGCTTGGCAGAGATCGTACCGTCAGCCTTGATTGTGATAGTCGTGCCATCGGGCTTGACCACGCCGAGAGTTCCCACAGCCGCCACAGTCGGGTCGGGGAGCTTTGCGGAGATCGTACCGTCAGCCTTGACCAGAATGGAAGTCCCGTCAGGCTTGACGATACCCGCAACGGTGGTCGTGGCGGTCGGGACGCTGACCGAACCGCCCTCGAACAAGGCCCGGACGGTACACACCCTCATGCCGTTGGCGGTATGCACCAGCACCAGATCGTCCAGCGTGATTACTGCCGCTTGGTCAAGGTCGGTCATTTTCTTGGTTTCAATCGAGATCGAAGACATTCTTTATTCCTCCTTATATTTCCAGTCTGCCACGATTGCGAAGCCGAGGTCGTCAATCAGAAGTGCGCCCGTCTCGTTGCACACGGGAGCGGTAATGTCATTCTGAATGACCATGTGTTCGAGCAGGGACAACCGCTCGTCCAGCTCAGTCGTCTCTTTGGTGAGCTTTGTGGCAACATCTCCCGACAACTGCGATTGCAGACTGCCGAACCATGCGTTGAAAGCGGCCTGTTGATCGCTCTCAAACGTGTTCATGCGGGTTTTGTAGCCGGTTTCGATCACCGTCAAGGAAGCGTCAGTGTCCCTCATGTGCTGTGTCAGGAAGTTTTGCCAGTTCTGATAGTCAGCCGCCGTGTTGACCTCCGTGGTCTGAACCGCCGAAGTGCTTCTGGCCCGGAGCGTCGCAAGAAAGTCCTCGAAGCTGGCGAACTCGACGCCCGTAGCTTTCTGAATGTCAGAGATGATGGTGTCGCCCTGCGTTTTGAGCTGCTGTGCGTAGCTCTGGAAGTCCTCGAACTCACCGTCCGCTTCGGCCTTGAAGAGCTGCTTTTGCAGAGCGAAATAGTTCTGAAACGCTTCGTAGAGGTCTGTGCCGTTTTCCAGCATAGACATGATCGTGTTCAACGCTTCGTTCATGCGGTTGGCGTCGATTGCGCCGAAGAACGACTTTTCCTTGCCGGTGTAAACCGTCACGTC